ACCGGGCGGGTCTTCTGGATGACGCGCCACTGTAAAACAGTCTGGAATTATAATGCGCCCGTCGCGGTGCAACAGCAAAATCGGCGCAGCATTATGAATCGGCGCAGTGCTTTCAGACTGCCAGCCTTGTTCTACAATGAAACCAGCGGTATGGAGGGCGGCAAGGATGGCGCGGGCGTCAACCCCATCATCGTAATCTGGGTCTTTGCCGTGGCACGTCTGTAAAGCCTCTACAATCACATCCTC